TATTTCGCTTTGTTGCGTATAATCACTTTCATCTGTAGGATTCAAATCTATTATGCTCACAAAGACTCTACCGTAAACGGGCGGAGTCGCTTCTTCTCCTCCAAAAACTTTATATCCAAATTCAGGGGATGTTCCTGCACCATATCCCAATTCGTTCAATACAGCATAGTAATCATTTTTTGTAACGACTCTTCCCTGGCTTGCAAATGACTTGGGAGCGAAGAATCGTATTTCATCCAAATCGGGAGAAGATGTTCCGTTTCTGGAATTTATCAACATTTCTACTAAAGTTGTTTGTTTTGCAATCAAAGAATTAACAGGGTCAGATACAAATTTTATGTTTGATATTCCGTTTGCATTTGAACCCGATGACACCAGATATGAGACATATACCGTATTTTGATCTGTTATTTGTTTTCCATTGCTGGACCCACCATCGTCATCAAAAGATATTTTTCCAAAATTCACATTATATCCAACTTTTGTTCTCTCGATAAAAAACACTTCGGTATTTGATCCGACAATGGTATCGGGAGACAAATAGTAATTCGTCCACAATGAAAGATTTTCGCTATTCGCATCCCCGACTTCAATGGTTATTGTTCTTGGATCTATCTCCACATTAGGTAAAGAAAAACTTTGAGTTGTTAGATCGACCTGAACCAATTGTCTTCTGATAAGACCCCTTCCTTCATACACCTCAAAAGAAGGTGTTTCATATAAACCATTTATAACATCACTTTCCTTTATTGCTATAGATCTTATGTTGTAGAAATAATAAGGTCTACCCGCCGGATTTGTTCCTTTAAATGTGGAAAATGCAGATAAGGAAGAATATGATGGATTTACATCGGTTAGCTTAAGTGTTGATTTTGCAGACAAGGAATTGTAAACAACATAACCTAATGGTTTGGTTAGGGATATCATGGAATTTTCCATTTTAGCCGTATCCAAAAACATCTCGTTTGCCATCATATTCGAATAGTAACCATAATAAAAAGTATTGTATGCCAATAGGTCAATTAAAGTTCGAATGGCAGAACCTTCAAAATTATAATCTTTGAATGTGTTTTGTTTTTTCAAATACTCAATCAGTGAGTCTCTGATGCCTTCAAAAGTTAAATCTGAGATTGTAATATCATTCGCCGCCATTGTTCCTCTATTCCAAAGTTAAATTTAATGTTTGAACCAAGTTGGATTCTAAATTGTTTGCCATTCTATATTTAATATTTATTGTTAGTTTGCCATTTCCCTCGTTTGTCACCGTGACATCATTATATTCCACGACAACTCTGGGCTCATGTTTTCCTATGGCAGCCACTATTAGACTTGTTATGTAAACTAATTCGTCTCCTTTTGGGTTTTCGAACAAATAACTGTAAAGATCCGAACCTATGTCTGAAAAGGGTCTTTCTCCGGGAGAGGTCAAGATTATATTTTTTATGGATTGTGATATTGATGACATTCCGGTTCTGGTTTTCACATCTTTGCTAACATCATTTGAAAAGAAATCAAAATCAAAATCTTTATAACTTTCTAGGTTTGGTTTAAAAGATGACATATATTAATCCCCCTCTCCATCGCTTGGATGCGGCAATTCTCTAGACAAAACAAGTCTCATCATGTGACCATCACCCGTAAAAAGATGTTTTATTGTCGATACAATCCACTTACCAGAAAATCTTGAATACATGCCAGTTCCAAGTTTTTTAGCGTCAACAGTTACGACATCTCCCGTAACAAGATAAAAATCTCCAGGCACATCTATAGTTATTTTATTTGAATTGAACAGTGCCATTTGTGCTGTTCTGTATAATGGTGCCTCTAATGGTGTTTCCCAGAAAGTGGCATTTGTCCTGTTATACTTCATGTATAGGGGGAAATTTTTATTTATGATCGGACATATGCAATTATATTTGCTGTCTGGGTCATCCCAAACACAACCCAACCAAGATTCTCCGAATTGAGGGTGATTTTTTACCAAATTGCATTCAGAAAGAGTTTTTTCCAATTGTTTCAATTGGAGAGATGATGGTTCTTGTCCCCAATAATATTGAGGAGATTTTGTGATTCCTACAAATTTATCTTCGTACATGTCCATCAAGTCTGGTCTCAAAACTATTTCATCTGGCATTTCACTACTAGGTTCAACATATGTTGATAGTAGTTTTCCTTTGTTCTGACCTTTTCCTTGGCAGGGGCAGTTGCACAGGGGATCGGTTGGTGGGCATCCGGCTATTCCGGTAAATCCGTCCGGATTCATACACTGGTATCCCTTACATCCGCCATCAACTTTAGACATAACAACAAATTGAGCCGAAAAATTGTTGTCAAAAATGGTATTTTGATACCAGTCTATGAGTTTATTAGATACCCATTTTTGGTACTCTTGAATTTTTTCTATCTCCCCGCCCACTCCTCCTATTAAAGATAACAAAGACGGCATTGAGTCCGAATTCAATTGGACTAGACCGTATTGAGTTTTTCTGGAAATATCAAAATAATGAACAAGTTGATGATCGTAAAGCACACCCCCCGGATAGGTGTATGTGGAATTTAGTCCAGATCCCCATATTAAAGTTCCAACTGGATATGATATGGTATCATACGGTATCCTGTCCAATGCAGAAAGTCCTGCAAGATCTCGAATGTGTGGGAAATTTGCAATTCTATAAACATAGTTTGATGGATCATTGGACAATACAGATGCAGTTTTCCCAGGAATAAATGTTGTGGTGCCTGCCGGTCCTGTTGCAAATTCTGCTGTTTGGAAAAGTTCCGAGAACGGAATAACAGCGGCATCAGATGCAAATGCACCGGAAATAAATTGTTCGGTGTCTGGGTGTAAGAACAGTGGCCATGGTTTATCTGTAGGAGAACAAGAATCCCCACTCTGACCGGAACATCCTCCTGTATACAGGAAAGGTTCTGCTACTAATGCATTTTCAATATAGAATCCCACTCCAGGACCGCCATATGATATTCCTGGACTTGTTTCACTTGCTGCTCTACTTATTCCAGTAACATCATGTCTATTGTAAAATGTAGATACAGCCATGGGAGGCAAAGATACCCACATATCCCACCATGTCTTAGCTGGGTAACTTCTCTCTAAAGCAGATGCCCTGAATATATCCTGTACTCCATTGGGAACGAAAAGATCTGCAACACCGTCTTTTGGTTTATAAAAAAGTGAATTTTGATTTGTTTTCATCCAAGAAGAAGATGTTCCAAATGGAGTTCTTAGATCAGGATACGGTTTTTTATTTAGATCATTTTCTATAGCGTCTGGGACAAATTTTGCTTTAATATCATCTGTAAACATCAAATTCATATTTGCAAAATCATCTCTATTCTTTATTTTCTTTACAGCTAAATCGAACCCAAAAGGATCTTGCCCGATAACTGCTATGTTTGTCCTTGCCGATTGTGCACCAAATGGTCCTGCCGTTGCCAGTACGATATATGGCAAGAAATATTCACTTCCATGAGTATCGACAAACCCTTCAGGAAAATCCTGTAATGTTTCAGCTCCTATAGGCTGAGTAAATTCTACTCTGACGAAACTTTCAAGTCCTTCGAGGACAAGATGAGGAGGAAGATCACCGTCATCAAAGTCATTTGTTCCTGTTATTCCTGGGTTTCTTTTAAATAGACTGGCTGATCTTTTGTAATTATTATAATCATCTAAACTAAATGATCCAGCCGGACCACATAACCCCGGCAATTCATCAGCTGCCCACGGGTGATAAAGTTTAACACTAGAAGCAGGTTCAACATTCAATATTCTTATTTTACATCCATCGCAATTTTTTGAAAGTTGTGCGTGGGAATAATTTATTATTTGAACCGAACCAGATGTTCCTGGAGTTCCCTGTAAAATCTCAGCATTTTTATAATTTGCAAATGCCTCAAAATGCATATGAAGATCCAGATTTATTTCATCACAACTGCAATCTCCCTCAAAACATGGAGGTTGTCTGTTCAGACATGGTGGTTTTAATATTGTTATTCTGTATGAAACCAACCAGTTTCTATACCAAATAGGACCTTTCGGTCGCTCTTCACTGGCTTCGCTGTATGGAAACGCAGAATATGGATTTTCAAACGAAGACCAAAAATCTGCATTCCCCCCACCAACACCTAAAGCTCCGCTGTCATATCCTCTATTATAGTAAACATTTACTGCAGTGACACCACAAACATCGTTTCCATTATATGTGTTTATCGAATCTACAGAATTCATATACCCCAAATCATCCACATATGGGGGAACTTCATATGGATACATGCATGTTGATGTCGTTCCTGACCACAATGGATTTGCTACAGGGCTTGCTACCGGTTTACCATAATAATCCAGAGCTCCCGTGACACCTGGAACCATATTTCCAGCTAAAGGTTTTCTAAGAGCAAATGGCTCATATTTGCTTCCACGAATGGGTGTTCTTTTTATGCTTTTTATGTTGAATAAATTATTTCCGGAAGTAAGAAAAGTAGAAAAATCTATATTTCTAGAAAAGAAAAATGCTTTTCTTGACCAATACTTGGAATAAAGATCCTTAAATTCATTTTTTAGATGTTGAAGTTTAGCAATTATTGGATCTATTTGTGCATATATTTTATCTTCATGCAAAGAAAGTTCTTCATGTGCACCTACAACCAAATTGACTTTATTTTGTACTGTTTCTGGATATTCAGTTGGACACAAACAGGTTCCGGTACATCCCTGTTGAAGACATACTTCATTTTTTGATTTATATGCAGCAGTATATCCAGAAGCTCCTTTGATATATTTGTCTTTTCTTATTTGTCTTGCTATTTTATTTTTTTCTAGGATTTGTTTTAATTTTTCGTGTCTTTTTATTTCAAGATCAAATCTGTATTTTACAAAATTATCCGGCTCTTTTTCTAGACTAAAAAATTCCCCAAGGCTCAAATTATATGGACTTTCGTTCAAATTATAACTCAAGGTCAATCCACTCTTGGTCCATTCATTTTGAAATGTTTCGATTTCCCCTTCTTCATTTTCAAAAGTTATCCCAACTCCCACTTTAGAAGAGTCGTAATTCAATACATCACTGAACGAGCCAGCAGCAACTATTTCATACTGTGATAAATTTTTATCTCTCAGATTGAATGACTTTTCAAATTTTTCCGATTTAAACTCAAAAGTGCTTCCAGGAATATTTGCAATTTCTCCTGGAGTTCCTGCTGGCAGGGTGGCTCCTGGTATATCACCTGCACAACAAATGGAACATTTATAAACTTTCCATTTTTCTTTTAGATTTTTCAGCTTTGCATAAAGTTCTTGATTTTGTTTTAGTTTTTGTTTGATTTCCTTGTAAAGCCAGCGTACTCTATCTCCCTCAAGATCTGTTATATCAAATTGAGTTTGCCATAAAGTTTCTTCTTGTCTTGTAGAGTAATCATAACCATAATACTCCCATGGAACATTATTCTGCCGATTAAAAAACCCAGGAGAAAAATAACCATAATTTTTGTCGATTATGCGATTTTTTGAAATTGCTTTTGAAAATTTTTGTATTGCTGGTGAACCTGGAACGAAGGCTAATTGCCTTGACAAAGAAAATTGGACCTGTTCCGGTTGTTCCAATCTTGACCAATATTTGCCGTCTTCAATGTAATCATATTTTATTTCTTGGATTATATGAGCTTTTGCCGAATCAAGATACCTTGAATAAGGATCGTCGGTATATTTTGGTTCCACAAACACATAATTTGAACCATATGCATAAGAATTCAACAACGCCAAATTGTCCATTTCGTCGGATGTTCTCAACAATCCTTCGGATATGTTATTGGATTTTAAATTCTGAATGGATTCCGCATAATTCATGTAACCAGAAAGAACATAATTTCTTGTTGGGGGGAGTTTTACCAATTTTTCAAGTGAGAAAAAATTCCAAGAATCAAGTGTTCTCCAAAAGAAAAAATTTGCTGCTTTTGTATTATTTGTTTTCCAATCCTTGTGTACAGCATTTTCGGCTAGCATCTGCACCAATTGATTCATTCTTGGGGGACTTGCCATTTTTCCCCACGGATAAAAATTATAATTTCTTTTTAACCAAATCCAATTCAAAGCTTCTTCGTATTTTAAAGGGACTTCATTTAAGCCGTTGTTTTTTAATTGACCATTAAGACCATTAACTAAAAACTGAACCAGCCCTTCTCCTGTATATGGAACTCCCTCTTGTTGTTCCTCTTCCTCTTTTTTATTTTCCTCTTTTTTATTTTCTGTCTTTGAAATCGGTATTATCAAATCCTCTTTCAGTTCTAGGTTTTCATCTTGTTCTCCAAAATAATCAAAAAACAAATAATTCATCAATGCGAATTCCGGTGAAGCAAGTTTTAATGTGATTATTCTTGGTACTGTACTATTTGCATACAAAGAATTTGCCTCACCAGATTCTTGCGAGAATGCGTATATTAAAAATTGAAATTTGTAACTAGCTTCACTACCATCAGGGATTGGTAAACCATTTGTTACTTTTTCGGTTTCAAAAGTCAACTCTAGAATATCATAACCACCGATTCCTAAATACGGAAATACAACTTGACCGAAATTATTACCCAATCCGCTATAATCTCTTATCAATGCCTTTCCTTTTATGGTTGGCTCAAACATGCTCTCTTCTACTTCAAGAGACATAACGCCAGCTGTCTTTGTGTCAGGATCTCTAAATCCTGCTGTGTTTAATAGAAATGGTGCGAGATTCTTATCAAGAGTGCTGAGAATTCTTGCATCTTTTAATCTAAACTTATTGACTTCACTCATTTTATTGATTCACTAGCCTTTCTACGGATGAATTGTAAGCATTGGTAAATTGTCCCAGTAGATTATTCGGAACAGCCTTTATCACCCTGGAAGAAACCCACTGTCTTTGTTTTTGTTCCATGAATGTAACGACAGTTACGGATGGAGACAGGGTGTTGTTAATATAGTTATACAGTATGGTTTTTATCCCAGATTCACTGTTTAAATTTGATATTTGATCTGATATCAATGACGAATCTTCCAGTGACTGATATGGAGAGACAAATATGTTTTCTCTTGTGTTGTCATCTGCTTTCAAAAATTCAACTCCAGATTCTAATTTTAATGATCGTTTTTTCAGAATTTGAGTTTCATTTTCAGTGGAAGTTGATATTATAGAATATTTCTTACCTATTGGTCTCAGAACATAATATTCATCGCCTTCTTTCAAGTCCCCGGCAATCATCTGAACATCAAAAGATCTCAAAAATTTATTTGAATCCAAAACAACTCCATAGTTTCCATCATCAAACATTGATGATGTATTATTTGCTTTGACAATTATATCATTCTTTTTTATTTCCATGTTGTATAAAGTATAAAATGTATAAGTCGCATTTGTTTCATAAAGTTCTCTTGACAGTTCATAACTGGAAACAGGCCATTCCCTATAAAAGTCAATTATTTTATTTGAAACCAGAATAACCCAAAAATAGTTCCTGTCTCCATATATTTCATTGCTCATTTCTTCTGGGGTTTTTGTGTCTTGCACAAAATATTGATCGCTATCTGCATTATAACTTTCAAGATCACTTGTTTTTATTTCTGGACGATCAAAAATATTTACCATTTCAACGGTTTGTTTATTCGGGGCCAGATATTTGGTGGAAGGAAATGAAGTGAAATATTTCATCTTTTATGTTACCTCAAAAACAGATTTAACACCACTACTAAACACCACCGGCTCAATCTCAGCTAAAATCATATTTACAGCCACTCTAGCAGGAGTTGAATAGGTTCCATCTATTGCTTGATAATCGACAGCCGATGAGTTGAAACCAATCATCATGCATGGTTTTGGTGAAAAAAACCAATTATTTGTGACATCGCCTCCGACATTCCCATTTTCACTTCCGGCATGTATTGAAAATGTAAATACCGATGGTGTGTATAATGTTAAACTATCCCCACCACCTTCCGATTTTATCATGGAGGCTATGTGCATAGTTCTTACCCATTGTGCTATGTCAAAGTAATCTGTTTGTTGCGCCGCAAACAATTCAAAAGAGAAGTTATATGCTCTTTTTCTTGTTCCTTTGAATTGCAACGCTGTCAAGTCTTTCGGTATACTTGATTTTCCAATCAAATATTCGTAATTTGCCAAACCGCTTGCACTTTGCTGAAACCCCTCTATAACCCTACTAACACCATAAAAAACAGTATCACCAAGAATCATTCTTGCTTTGTCACCTACCGAAGAAACCTGCCAAAACTGAACTTCATCCATGTTTTCACTGTGCGTTCCGAGTCCCATTCCTATCTTTGGTGGCGGAAGTATGTAAGAATCGCCATCTATAACATCAGCATTTGTTATATTTCTCCATTTTTTCAATACAGATGTTTCTTTCCTAAATAATTGCAAATACAATGGAGTTGCAGTCGTAGATAATTTTCCTAAAGATCCTGGAATTCTAAATACTTGTCCCATTTTAACTCCTATGCCCTACAAAACTTCTTTTTTACCAAAAAATCCATCAAAATATGTAGGCGATTACCTAAAGATAATATGCAGATCATTATGGGAAAGAAAATTTTGCAAATACCTGGACGAAAACGACTCAATTATAAGATGGTGCAGCGAAGAGTTGAGGGTTCCATATTATTGCCCCGTAAAAAAGAAACCCTGTATGTATTACCCCGATTTTCTTTTTGAAGCCAATGAAAACGGTGAAATAAAGACTTATGTTGTGGAGATAAAACCAAAAAAACAAACTAAACCCCCAGAAAACAAAAAAAAGAAAAGCTTTGTTTCTGAGATGGCTACTTATTTGATAAATAATTCTAAGTGGGAATCCGCAAGAATATTATGCGATAAAAATGGGTGGCAATTCAAAATTCTCACGGAAGAGGATCTACACATAAAATGAGCCAATCCATAGACATGTTAAAAACTTTTATAGCCACAGAAGGTGTCCAAGACAGCTCAAGATATACCGTTGCAATAGGAAATTATGTGTTCGACGAAAATGTAATTGCTGTTGATTTGCCTGGTCCAAGTTATGAATTTTTGGACATAAATTATTGGCAAGGGAACCCGTTTTTCAAAATGCCGATTGGCGTAAAATTCAGAGAAAGTATTGTTATTCAACTACTTGTTCCGGAAAAAATTGATGGTGAATTGTTTAAATTTATCAATGAATACACAAGAGCTTTCTTTTTTATGAATAACGGTGGTTCGTTTTTTTATGGCGGCACGATTCCGGCTGACGCAGGCAGTTTTTCTGCCATAAGAACAGGAAATGCTCCTGGGGTTAGAATCCGAATTACAGCGTATAACAGAGTGAATGATGATCCTGTTAGAACTTACAATTATAACAATTGTTTTCTAGAAAAAATTCTTCCCCTGAGATTCGAATCTGGAAAACCAGATCCACAAACATTAACAATGTCGTTTGTGGTATCTTCAATGGGAAATGACTCAAATTAAACTTAAAATGAAAGGTAATATATGATTTCTGATTTATTGAAAAATGCTCTTCCGACTTATGATGTATTCTTGCCGATAACAAAGAAAAAACACAAATTTAGACCAATGACAGTCAGGGAAGAAAAAATTCTTCTTATTGCCCAACAAACAGGATCTATAAAGGAAATGGGATATGCATTGGTCACGATCATAAAAAACTGCTTTTATGACATTCCAAACCCGGAAAATTTGCCGATAGCAGACGCAGAGCGGGCTTTTCTTGCTGTAAGAGCAAAGTCTATAGGTGAAAATGCAACATTCTATATTCGTTGTCCAGAAACACAAGAAACAGTGACCTCAAAAATAAACCTTGAAAGTTTTGATTTACCGAAACAAGACAATTCGGAAATAAAAATAAAACTATCGGATGATATGGTTTTGGTCATGAAATATCCAACACTCAAATATCTGTGTGAGGAAGAGGAAGATGATGAAGCAAAGAAGCAGTTTAAACTTTGTTTTGCCGAATTGCAAACAAAAGATAACAGTGTAAAAAAGAACGAATTGACTGATGAGGAATTGAGTGATTTTTATGATAACATGACATCACTACAGCTCAATAAATTTTTAGATTATCTTCAAACCACCCCAAGACTCAGAAAAACGATAACATACAAAACTAAAGATGGTCTGGAAAGACAATTGGAAATATATGGAATAGACAGTTTTTTCGCATTTGCCTCAGCCACATAAGTGTTAGTGATTTTTACAAATTGAACTTTTTATTGGTTCAAATCTACAACTGGTCGTTGGCTGATATAGAAAGCATGATCCCTTGGGAAAGAGAAGTATATGTCGTGCAACTGAGGCAACATTTGGAAGAAGAAAAAAAGAAGAATGAGAGATAAAAAATGCCAGAAAAAATACAATATTCCTTCACTACAAAGGAAATAAAACCATCAAAGTCTAAATTCCCCCCAAAAATGGGGAAAAACCCAAATATCATAAAAAGTAACAATAAAAATGATAAAAAGGCAATGCCTGCAATAGATGGAAATTCAAACTCTCAGATGATAAGTGAATTTTGGAAAAATTATTACAATGAAACAGAGAAATTTACGAAAAATCCTATTGCTCCAATAAATCTGACTGCACCAAAACCAAATGAAATTGTAAAACAAAAAGTCAGAGAAGCAAAACAATTTTCATACGCAAAAAAATATGCGTATGAAAATACACCAAATAAATCCACAATATTTCCAAAACCAAATGAATCGATGATCAAAGAATTGCCAACTCAGACCAATTCAAAACCAAATACTTCCATAAAAGAATTGACTAGTCCAGTCAATTCAAAACCAAATACTTCCATAAAAGAATTGCCAACCCAGATCAACGCAAAACCAAATACTTCGATAAAGGAATCGACGGCACAGATCAATTCAAAACCAAATACTTCCATAAAAGAATTGACGAGTCAAGGCAATCTTAAACCAAATTCCACCGTAGATAATGTCTCTGATGAAAAATTAAGTTTTAAGTTATCTAAAGTATATGATTCAACAAAAACAGATTTCTCTAAAAATAATGAAATAACAAGAGAAATAACACCAAAATCAAATATACCAAATATAAAACAAAATAAAGTTGAAAATTACAATTCTTCTTTAAGTATAAAGAATCCACAAAAAAATCAAGAAACAAATCAATATTTTTCGGATCTTCGCCAGAATTTTGAAAATAAAACAAACAATAAAGAACAAACACAATTTAATATATCACCAACATCAAACAATTCAACAGAAGAGTTAAATCAATCATTTTCTCCCAAACTGGATATTCCCAGAGTTTCAAGTGCAAATTTATTTTCAGATACGATAAAACCACAAAGTTTTACTAATTTCAGTCAATTAAAAGCAAATTCTGAACCCATATCAACTCCAAATTATCCTTTGTTGCAGATGTTACCCAGTCCATTGAATGAAAACAAAGAAAACTCCAGATCAATTGAAAAAATGAGAGATAACATCTATATCTCCACATTCAAATCATTGCCGACCCAAGAAAAATTAAAAGAGCCGCCACCCATGCAAGTACAGTCCCAAGCAGCAAATTCTGGAAAATCATCTTCATATGGTGGTGGAAGTTCTGTCGTTATAAACAACATGGCCACCATTGATCAAACGATCATGGCGGCGGTCATGTTGCCTATTTGGAGACAGGGATTTGTTGGCTAATTATTCGTTAGCCAACTTCTCGAAGTAAGACATGGAATCCATCTCCTCCTCCGGCTCGGGAGTCTTATCAGCCTTCTTCTTGGGGCCCCCAGAGGCCCGTGGAGCCTGCTCAAGCTCCTCGTCCTCCACAGTACGGTCATCCGTCGAAGTCTCGCGGATATCGCTTCCAATGACATCCTTAGCCTTCTTGGAAAGAACCTCATAAGCCTTGAAGTTTGAGGGATCAGTGAACTCCTTGAGAGAATAAAGCTTGTTCCAAACAGCCTCAAGCTTTTTGTCATCACCTTCGAAGAGAGCAGATGCCGAATCAAACTCGGACTTGTCGTAATTAGTATATCCAGCAACATTACGAATCTTCATACGGAAGTTAGAACCCCCCCAAGGATCAAATGGATTTACAGCCTTTTCATCCTTGAAATCGGGAACCATTGCCTCTTGGATCTTGTCAAAGATCTTCTTTCCATACTTGAACAGGAAAACTTTGCCGTCGTTCTGAGGATTTGCCGGATCTGAAATAACAACAATGTTTGAAATGTACGAAAGCTTACGCTTACGGTCGCGGGCGATGTTCTTGTCGCTCTCGATGCCAGAATTCCAAAGCTCGTTGTTCATCTCACAGATCGGACACTTCTGACCAATTGCCGTAGGACAATTCTCGATGTACCAACCACCCTTACCCTTGAATGCATGGGTGTAGGTTTTAGCCCACGGAATGTCCTCATTGTTTCCGGCTGGCAGGAAGCGAATAACTGCATATCCGCTACCTGTCTTGTCCAGTTCCGGTCGCCAGAAACGATCATCCTTGTAATCCTTCTTGGTTCCAAGATCCTCTTGGAGCTTCTTGGCAAGGGTGTCGATGCTAGACTTGCTACGCTTCTTAAAATCGCTAAATGACATAATGGTTCCTTTCCCCGGGAACTACCCGGGCCTTTTGTTGGTTGTATTGTACCACACTGGAAGTGGAATGCAAGTCAAAAGGGCAACTTAATTTTTGTTTTTGGCAAGAAATTAAGAGTTTGACCTTCTACTTTTATTTTTTCCAATATTGGCTTCGAAAGATGCTTTACTACCGCTTCTGGTTCGACATTATACTGTTCGCATAATGTTATTACTGCGTCCATATAGGACACATTCCATTTTTCGACATAAAGCTCTACGCTACGAGAAAATTTGTTCTTTAAGTCTAATATCATAGCCATCATTATACCATAAACTTACTGGAATATATAGGTATGATTCCCAATTTTTTTGGAGAAACTAATGGCAGTCGATAACGATAATAATTTACCAGTAGCAGTAGATGACGGAAACCAAGCAATAATCGGAACTGATATTTTTTCAAACTCTGGAGTTACAGCCCATGCTCAAGTGATGAAAGTTGCTTGGGGAAATGAACTAACTGTAAATAGAGTTACCAGTACATCTCCAATGCCAGTGCAAGTGTATGGATTGACTGGTAGCCTTTCAACCGTTACTATTACTGGTTCTGTATATGGCTTAGGCTCATTCAATGTGGCTAACACTGCCGGTTCTCCAGTTCATGTCACCGGCGGCATAAGAACCTTTGTGTATGGTGTCACTGGGGCACCTGCCGTTGCCGTCACCGGAAGTGTTATTCTGGGATCAAGCGTAGGAATTACCGGAACTGTCACTGTTACCGGAGGAAAGGTACTAAATTGGGATGTAGACAGAGTTCAAGTTACCGGATCTCTTGGTAAATCATGGAATCTAAGCAACCTAACAGATAGCATACAAGTTTATGGTCCTGCAGGTTCCACCCATGTTTTTGCAAGAATCATGGGTCCAAGTGGAACACCAATCGGTGCTTCTGGTGATGCATTGAATGTAAATGTTGTCGGTGCTGGAATAAGCGCAACAGTGAATGTGTCGTCAAATGTCTCTGTACAAAATGTGACAGGAACTGTGTTGAGAATTCAAGGAACCGCAAATGGTGAACCAATTCCGGTATCAGGAACAGTTTCCCTCTCGGCAAATACTGAAGTGTTGATTGATGATGAATCTCCCGTAAATGTAATTCCACCAGAATCATTGATAATTTATGGAAAAGAAAGTCAAGACGAATCTTTACTTAACAGTTTTGAAAAAGTCTTTGTTGCTCCCGAAACAGGAACATCCAAGTATCATACTGTTGCGACATGGCTTCGATATGTCTATGATATTCTGGGTGGAGCCACTGGAGCGAATACTTTACTTCAACAGATCAAAAATATAGGCGATGGAACAAATACGGTCAAAACAAAGTCATCAACAAATTTGACATCAAATCCCAAAGTATTTGTATATTCAATAACAGGAACAAACTCAACATATACAATATTCAATCTTCTAAAGCAAAATCTATACGGGACTGATGTTTTGGCAACTTCACTTGCCACAAATGGTTATTTGTATCAGAACAAATCAACTGAAATAATTTATCTGACATCGACAAGTCATATATCAAATGTTCTCGGTTCTTCCTGTGTCACATCAGGAACTGGTTGCAGAACCGGAACAACAAGCGATACAATTGATGTCAGGATATCATCAGCTTCGGCAGATGTGACCGCACTCTTACACGGTTGTTATGTTCTGGAACCGGGAACATCAGCTTTATTGCCCACGCTATTTGATAGAGCATTTATAACTACCACATTGACAACAACATCAGCAGCAATATTAAATATAACTCTTGTTTAATGTTTTATACTCAAAAATATTATCTTCAAAATTCAACATCATCGCCAAACATCGTGGCGACAAGAGTGGGTATTTTTTTGGGATTGGATTTTACTATAAATTTGACTCAAGAATTGAACACGAATAAGTATCTTTCCACAATACCTGCATTTTCTTTTTCTTCCGATTATACAAAAGTATTGATCGATTATTCGAATTCACAGAATAATACCGATATTTCATTGTTAAACGGACTTTTTTCAGGTTTAACCGCTGGATTTACATTCACGATTAACACTGCAATTTATTCTTTGGATGGTTCCGAATCAAATGCGAATTTGGGGGGAACATATGAATTTGAGGATTTTGTCGGAAATGTTATTATTGCTTCCCCAGTAACAATCAACAATCTGAACAAAAGAATTCTCAGATATGAATCAAATTATTTCACAAATCCGCCACAGTTTGGGTTGTCTCTTTCTCCACAAAAGGACGAACCAGAATACATCATTATCAATGCATTGGCTAAAGACAAAACTTCATCTTTCACTAAATTTGGAATTTATCCAAAAGATAAAATAAAAATAACTGGAACACAATTAAACAATAAAACTTATACGGTAAATGATGTTTTCACAAACAAAGATGGAAGTGAATACCTTTCGGTAGAAGAACCAGTCACTCAAGAAGCAACATTTGGACTTAGGGTTGGAGTAGAATTATTGCAAGAAAGAAAAGGAACTGATTCAATAACAACAGCAACAGGACCGGCTGTTATTGGTGCTTGTGGCATATACCAAAATAACAATAAAGTTGCGTGTTATGAAAATCAAACCTTTGGTCAATGTCAAGTTAGAATGACATTATTTGATAATTCTTCTATGAGATGGTTTGAGAACACATCATGTGATAAATTACCATCATCAATAGAAATTCCTAGAACCACACGATTTGTTGGTCCTTCAGCGGTAACAAATCCTTATTCTTCTCTTGCTGGATTGGGATATTTTGGCTCAGGGAATTCAATAAATCTCTAAAAGGCGAGACTCCCCGGAATGAGGAGTCTCGCACCCTGACGGTCCTAAGCGGCATAATTATTTATATTTTTTAGCTCCTTCAGTTGGGCTCGAACCAACGACATTCGAGTTAACAGCTCGACGCTCTGCCTGCTGAGCTATGAAGGAAAAATACTCCCACGGGGGCTCGAACCCCGAGTCACCGCCTTGAAAGGGCGGGGATTTAGCCGGTTAATCTATGGGAGCGTTGCCGGGTTTCCCCGGCTTTGAATCACTGGCGATCAGCCTTCTTCTCTTGAAGTTCTGAAATATGACGATGCATCATATCATCAAGATCATCTACGCGACGATTGTTCCAGTCGTTACGACGATCAGCAAATTCTTCACTGATCTTCAAATAAGCAAGAATCAATGCACACACAAGACTTGCAAAAGCAAACTTGTGATATTCCTGTCCAGCAAGAACGAGAAAACCAGCAGCAGCCGCAAACGCATACGATGTAGTTCTAAAACCAAGTCCAAGCATTTTGTACCTCCATGGTAAAAGTTTAATTTTCATTTCAATCTCCGACACAGTATTTAGGAAAGCGGGCGAAGGGATTTGAACCCTCGACATATAGCTTGGAAGGCTATCACTTCC